CAGCTGACTACAAAGCTATTTTTGGCAAAGTAGAAAGCGAACAATCATAGTTATGGCACAAGACATAAAAAAAATAATCGCACAAGAGTATCTTAAGTGCGCAAAAGATCCGGCGTACTTTATGAGAAAGTATTGCTATATTCAACATCCTACTAGAGGTAGAATACTTTTTAACCTCTATCCTTTTCAAGATAAAATTCTACATTTATTTAAAGATAACCAGTATAATATTGTACTTAAGTCTAGACAGTTAGGTATTTCTACTTTATCTGCAGCTTACTCTTTATGGTTAATGTTATTTCATAAAGATAAGAACGTACTGGCTTTAGCCACAACTCAAGCAACTGCTCGTAACTTAGTTACTAAAGTAATTTTTATGTATGATCAGTTACCTAAGTGGTTAAGGTTAACTGCGTTAGAAAAAAATAAATTATCTTTAAGATTAAAAAATGGATCTAGAATAGCTGCTAAATCATCTAATACTGATGCTGCAAGATCAGAAGCGGTGTCGTTACTACTAATAGATGAGGCAGCATTTATAGATAATATTGATGAAACTTTTACTGCAGCACAACAAACCTTAGCTACTGGTGGACAGTGTTTAGCATTATCTACTCCTAATGGTGTAGGTAACTGGTTTCATTTAACTTGGGAAAAAGCTGTTACTCAAGAAAATAGTTTTTGTCCTATTAGATTACCCTGGACTGTACACCCTGAAAGAGATCAAAAATGGAGAGATCAACAAGATTCAGATCTTGGTCCTAGAATGGCCGGTCAGGAATGTGACTGTGACTTTTTAGCTTCTGGAGATACAGTATTTGAACCAGATGATATGACTTTCTTCGAATCAACTTATCAGCAAGATCCTATGGAAAGAAGAGGAGTTGATGGTAATTTATGGGTATGGGAAGGAGTAGATTATTCTAAATCATATATGGTTGTAGCCGATGTAGCAAGAGGTGATTCATCAGATTATTCTGCATTTCACATCTTTGATATAGATCAATGTATTCAAGTTGCTGAATATAGAGGTAAAATATCTCCCAAAGACTTTGGTAATATATTAGTAGGAATAGCATCTGAATATAACGATGCTCTTTTAGTAGTTGAAAACGCTAATATAGGATGGGCTACTATTGAACAAATAATGGAAAGGGAATATAGAAACCTTTATTATAGTCCTACTAATAATTTAGATACTGTAGAATCTTATATGCATAAATACGAAAGAGATAAATTAGTTCCTGGCTTTACTATGTCGTCTAGAACTAGACCTCTAGTAATTGCTAAAATGATAGAATATATAAGAGAAAAAGCTGTTACTATTCAATCAAAAAGACTTTTACAAGAAATGCGTGTTTTTATATGGAAAAATGGAAAAGCACAAGCTCAAGATAGATATAATGATGATTTAATTATGTCATGTGCTACAGCACTTTATGTTAGAGATACAGCGTTAAGGCTTAGACAACAAGGTATGGATTTAGCTAGAGCTCAACTATCTTCTTTTAGTAATCTTAATGCTAAAAACAAAGCAGTTATAAAAACAGTTGGAAATAAGCAAGATAATCCTTATCTTATAAAGACACCAAGAGGTGATGAAGATATCACTTGGTTACTAAAATAGACTATTTATATATAAATTAAACGTTTAATGGCAGATACTTCACTATTTGGTAGACTCAGAAGACTGTTTTCTAATGATGTAGTTATTAGAAACGTAGGAGGAACTCAGTTAAAAATAGCTGATGTTAATTCTATACAGACTACCGGAAGATACCAAACTAATTCTTTAATAGATAGATTTACTAGATTATATATTTACAATAATAAAAATATATTCAATCCTAACCTAAACTATCAAACACTCAGAATACAGTTATATTCAGACTATGAAGCTATGGATACAGATCCTATAATAGCTTCTGCATTAGATATACTAGCTGATGAAGCTACAGTAAAAAATGATCAAAACGAAGTCCTTTCCATAAAGTCCTCAGATGAAAATATACAACGAGTTCTTTATAACCTATTCTATGATATACTTAATATAGAATTCAATTTATGGTCATGGACAAGAAACATGTGTAAATACGGAGATTTTTTCCTAAAATTAGAAATCTCGGAAAAGTTCGGTGTATATAACGTACTCCCTTATACTGTTTACCACATGGTAAGAAGAGAAGGAGAAGATCCAGATAATCCTGCTAAAGTAATTTTTCAATTAGACCCTGATGGGTTAGCATCTTCTCAACATCCTAATTATTTACCAAAAAGAAAATCTAATAAAAAAGTAGTTGACTTTGATAATTATGAAGTAGCACACTTTAGATTAATATCAGATACTTCATATTTACCTTACGGTAGGTCTTATTTAGAACCAGCTAGAAAAATATTTAAACAAGTTACATTAATGGAAGATGCGATGTTAATTCATCGTATAATGAGAGCACCTGAAAAAAGAATGTTCTATATTAATGTAGGTAATGTACCACCAAATGAGGTTGAGCAGTTTATGCAAAAAACTATCAATCAAATGAAAAAAACACCTTATGTTGATGATGCAGGAAATTATAACCTAAAATTCAACATGCAAAATATGATGGAAGACTTTTATCTTCCTGTCAGAGGCGGTGATACAGCTACAAGAATTGAGACTACCAAAGGATTAGATTATGACGGAACAACAGATGTTCAGTATTTACAGCAAAAAATGTTTGCTGCTCTTAAAATACCTAAAGCGTATTTTGGGTATGAAGGAGACTTACAAGGTAAAGCAACATTAGCAGCAGAAGATATTAGATTTGCACGTACAGTAGAAAGAATCCAAAGAATAATGGAATCTGAATTAACTAAGATTGCATTAGTTCATTTATACTCTCAAGGATTTACAGGAGAAAGTTTAACTAATTTTGAAATTAAATTAACTACTCCATCTATAATATTTGAACAAGAAAAAGTAGCTTTACTAAAAGAAAAGATTGATTTAGCTAATCAAATGAAAGATACTAAGTTATTCTCTTCAGATTATATATACGAAAAAATATTCGATATGTCAGAAGATAATTATAATGAAATGAGAGACTTAGTAAGAGAAGATTCTAAGAGAATGTTCAGATTAGCACAAATAGAAGGTGAAGG